TTTGACTATTATTAAGCTTTATATCTAACAAGTTCTTAGAGCGATACCAAAATGGAAGATATGAGAAGTTACGTCTATAATTTATAGCGGGCTCGAAAAACTTGGATTTCACTGACGAACTTATCCAATTATATTCTTTTTGAGTTAATCCAAGATACCTGTCGAATATAATAATGGGTTTCTTTTTCTTTACATTCTTCTCAATAACTGTCGCTTGGAGCACAAGTTTAGCTGCTTTTTCCGGTGTATTATCAGATTTTGTTGGGAAAAAGTCTATAAAAATAGCATCATAAGAGACATCTTGATCTTTTTCTAAACTGACAGTTTTAACAGCATTTTTATGCAGTTCTTCTAACAATATACTGTCAATATTTAATGTTCCTAAAATCAACCTCTCTTCTTCCTTCCAATTTTGATTTCTGATACTTTCGGTTGTTTTTGATCTTGGTTAACTCCTACAGATGTAAGAAATTCACGCGCTTCTGGAGTAAACCCATGAATATCACACTGAAACCCTGAAGATATCACACGAATCTTTCCAACACCAACTATTGATTCGAGATATTTGTAGATCTCTTCTTGTGAAAACCCAACAACAAAAGCAGTCCAATTTGACATGTTTGGTAGAATCTCATATTCCACTCTAAACACTGCTAAATTTTTCATTTTTATTCCTCCAATTTTTCATAATATGGTGTAGTCAAATAACCATTTTCACTAACATCTGTAACTTTATACATTGACACAATATCACCAACCTTTTTAGTCTGTTTTTGTTCAATCATATTTTTCCCTTGTAGAAAGAGATCACCAACCTTAGCTGCACCAATACGCGGTGGCACCTCTGGAAGGTTATTAAATTCCAACACTCTCATTTTCTTTTTACCCTCCTTGTTTTACCATTAGTTTCTATTTCTGTTAAGGACTCTTCTTCTTTATCCTTCATTTCACACAATTCAACAGCTTCCTTAACCTGTGGATTAAATGTTGAATAAGAGCTTTGTTCCAACCATTTATTTATTTCGTCAAACAATCCATCAATTTTATATAACATTTTTGAAACATTATCAGTGCCCTGACCCAATTTCTCACCTTTATATGAATACCATGATCCAGATTTTTCAATAATACCAGCTGAAACAGCCAAGTCAACCATACCAGCCATAGGATCAAGGCCATGAATATAATCCAAATTCAAAATAGCTTCCTGATATGGTGGATACAGCCTATTCTTTAGAGTTGTAACGGTAATGTTCTGCCCAACAACCTCTTTTGACTCTTTTACAGAATGCTTCTTCAAATGTAAAATAATAGTAGGTAGAAGTCTAACAGCTCTACCGCCACTAATAGCATCTGGCTGTGGAATGAATGACATCGTAGGATATGTATGAGCTGTAATAATACCAATACTGTTTTGAGAAATAGCAATATTGAGTAGGAGTTTCAAGTCTGTCTTGATTGCTTTCTGAAGCTGACCTTGATCAGCCTTTGGATCTCCGTCGAGAGCATCTTCATAAGACTTTATCCTATCAATTCCACCAATACTATCAATGATAATAAATAACTTTTCTTCTCCAGTTTCCTTTATCTGTGCAAGAATAGTCCTTATTTCATGTTCCCAAGGTGTATAGAAATACATTGTTTTATCTGGGTCAAGACCCCATCTACGGCAAAAATCAGTGCTTATACCACGTTCAGTATCAATAATGATAACCTTAAATCCCTGTTTCTGAGCGTCAGCAGCAAGTAGAACAGATAGTGATGATTTCATACATCCTTCCATACCTACCAGTGCTGTCAATTGCCTTGTAGGCATTGCTTTATACAGATTACCTGAAATAATCCTGTTAAGATCATATGTTGGTGTTTTTATCCATTCTGACATTGTAGCAATCACACTCTCAGACATAATGGAAGCATGAACGCCCTTTACTTTAGATTCAACCTTTTTACGCAAACTTTCAAAAAAATCCATATATTACATCTCCCTTACAGTGCTAAATCCTTCTTTTTTCTCAATCAAATATAAATTATCTGCATCAGAAATTTCAGACCTGTGTGTTATCAAAAATATTTTTCCATCAATTTCTTTTTGTAATGTAGTTAGAATTTTCATCATAGAATTTATACCAACATTATCAACAGAGCTGTCAAGAATTTCATCAAAAACCATAAGATCAAGATTTATACCAGTTCTCATCTTTGTTACATCTATGAATGCTAATTGTAAAGCAATATCAACACTCCTCTTCTCACCACTTGAAAGATTCTCATAAACACATTTCGAAATTCCATTACCAATTATTTCATCATCGAGCCATTTTGTAAACTTAACATAGAAGTTACATCCCGATTCTGATAGATAATAATTTGTTCTTGATGTTATATAACCCATCATGTTTGAAATAGCATATTGTTTAACACCATCATCTTGACAAAGCTCTTTTACATATTGCAAATAGTCTAATAATTCTCTTAACTTGGTTAACTTCTTATCATTTTCATCAATATCTTTCTGACATATACCTATTTTCTTTACATTTTCATCTATCAGTATAGTAATTTCTTTTCTGATTTTAGAATTATCAATGTTTTCAAGTTTTATTAGTTTTTTCTGATATTCATTTAACGTGTTAATAACAGTATTTAATTCATTTAATCTTTTGTTGTAATTGTTTATGATATTATTATAGTTTTTTATATTTGATTGTAAACTCTTTTGTTTTTCGATGAGAATCTTTAATTGTTCTTCTCTTGTGTTGATATTGTTTTTAACACTCCTAAATTCATCTATCCTATTCTCAGAAAGTGTAAGAATATCAATTTGTTTCTGTATTTCATATATTTTACTATCTATTTCTTTTTTCTTATTCAATCTATGCTGTTTGTGATTTATTTCACTGATATATTCTGAATGTCTCTTCTCTAAAGATGTTAAGGCACTATTGACAGATTGTAATTTATTCAATAATCTATCATAGTCATTTTGCAATTTATATAGTAATTCATTATCCTTTAAGTCACTCTGACATACAGGGCACTTATCACCACTAAGTAATTCCAACTGATTGGATATATTGTTTATATCTGATTTTATAGATTGTTCTTTGATTTTGAGATTTGTTATTTCACTTGCTATTTCATCTTTTTTCTGTAACAAATCAGTTATTTCATTTTCATCAACATCATCAATTATAGTGATATTTTTAATATCATTTCGTAGTTTATTCAGTTTTAGTATGTCATTTTCAATATCACCATAACTATCATACTGTTTTTTCAAAATCAAGATTTCATCGTTCAATTTAACTATATTGTTGGAAATGATCAATTCACTTGTAGTCAATTCATTTACCTTTGATTTGGTTTCTTCGAGTTTTTGTGTTATTTCGTCTATTTCTGGCTTTGGATCCTTAAATTCCGCTATTTTACGTTTGATTTCATTTATTTCATCTGTATTGTCTGGAAATTCTGTCAGTTTATACTTTAGATCCTGTATTTGTTGTCTATATTCACTTATAGACTTATTATTAAACTGATTTTTCATCAATAGCGTATCAATGTTTTTTGTAATCTCCCTCAGTTTTTCATTTGTAGAATCAATTAGATCACTATACATTGATAGCATAAAGACATTTTCAAGAAATGCTCTCTTCTGAGGCACAGACATTTTAAGTATGGGTGTGATGGAATTTATATTTGTATGAAATAGTGAATTAAATGTTTGAAAATCAAAACCCAGAATTTCTTTTATTTTTTCTTGATAATCCTTTACATTTGATGGTATAGGTATCAACTTATCATTAAGATAAATTTCAAGTTTATCGGGCTTTATGGCTCTTAGAATTGTATATCTGTCATCACCCCTATGAAAATCTATCGATACTTCACAATTCTTCTTATTTTTCCAATTAACAAAATTTGACTTATTGATTGCTCTCGCTGTCTTTCCAAAAAGGACAAATGGTATTGTCTCCAATAGACTTGATTTTCCACTACCGTTTGATCTTCCGCTATCTACATCAAGTCCTAAGATTACATTTATTCCTTTTTTGAATATGATTGTCTGTTTTTTTGCTCCGAATGTAAGAAAATTTTTAAAACTAACAGAATCAAACACTATTTTGTTCATAATTATCTCTTTTAATTGATAGTAGTGCGTATCCAGCAATATCCAACCAAGGATTTTCACCAAAAGCATCCTTTTTATTAGCAATCCTAAACAGCTTGTCAATTACTCTCACAATGGTTAGCATATCTTTATACTTACTAACCGTAATACCATTGGGGAATAAGACCTCTAATATACGGTATGATTGCCCAAAGCTATCACCGTAAGCTAAATTCTTCTCATCCACCAACTTACCTACTACAGAACCAATTTCTTCATAAGTCATATCAATCTCCCCACACTTTCCTTAAGATCTTCAAAATCAGTCAATCCAACACTATACTCTTTAAGAACATTATCCTTGAAAAATAATAGTGTCGGCACACTTCTTATATTATACTTACTGGTCAACTCTATGTCATTTTCAATATCAATCTTTTTTATTTCTACAACATCACCAAAGTGTTTTTCTATTTCTGATAACATTGATTCCATCTTTTTACAAGGTGCACACCAATTAGCACCAAATTCAAGTATAGTCAACTTTTTCATTGTTATTCCTCCTATTCTGTTAATAAACTGCTAACAATTCTTTTTAATGTATTTGTATTGATATGTGATGGGTGTTTCTTTAGATCAATATAGTTAAATAATAGTTGTTTATTATCTACAATCTCTATATTATCAATAATCTCAAATCCATTATCTGATTTTATTGACATTTGAGAAAAATCTGTATAGAGTTGTAGTGGTTTGAAACTTTGAACTAGATCTATGATCTTCTGATTTCCCTCTGTTCCAAAATCTTCAGTATAAATCAATTTGACAATGTTGTCTTTAATTTCATCTGAATCTATGTTATCAAGAGAAGCTATGATCTTCTTAAACTTAGGGAAATTTTCAAATTCAACAAACCTCAAATCCCCATTATCGAAGATATAGTAACCTCTTGAACCTGAATCATTAAATGTCATATGATATGGGGCACCGATATATTCTATATTAGCAAATTTCATCGGTGTATGGAAGTGTCCTGAATATACTTTTCCACAATGTTTGAAATCATTTTCACTATATTTGAATCGTTGTAATATATTAGAATTAGTTATTTCAAGATGCCCAAATAATATATCAGTGTTTGGTATTTCATCAGCTATCCAAGGCACCAAAGAAACTTTATACCCATCAAGTCTAATTGTTTTATTCATATCAATTATTTCAACATTATCGAACATCTGAATAAAACTTAGGCTTGTAGGTTTGATACTATTTTTATAGAATAGGTCATGATTGCCAATCACAATAGATATATGGAAATCCTTAATAATATCCATTATATCTAAACAGGTCTGTATTGTTTGTATATTCAGTGATTTTCTATCATGGAACCAATCACCAAGATGGATTATTTCAGATATGTTTTCACGAATACAAGTATCAGCGATATGTTTGAACAATTTGATTACTATATTGTGCCACAATGGAGAGGCATTATATATTCCACAATGGGTATCAGTAACAATTATTGCTGACATATTATTTCTTTCTTTTTTCCCTATTTGATGATGAAAGGATAGCGTTGAATGCGTCTTGTTCGCTGATGTAAAACTCTGATTTCACGATTTCAGTAAACTTTTGATAGCACATATTTTTTGTCTCGATATATTTCTTCTGACTTTTGATATATGCTCTGAATGAATTTTTACATATTTGTGTGATATAGGCAAAGGCATTTTTAGATTTATCTGGATTGAAACTATTCAGGTATTTTATACATGTAAGAACAGCATCACTTACCATATCGTTTCGCCATGTATATCCAGAAAAATTGCCTTTGGTGGAATAATGATTAGCTATTTGGAGCAACATTCTACCCAATTCTTCAGTTAGAATGCCATCTTTTTTATATATCATCACCTCTTTTAATAATTCTTCGTTGTTAATGTAAAAGTTCTTTTTATCCAAGTTTCATCTCCTTTATATCATAAATTCTGTATGTTGTAAATTATCCCATTATAGTAACGTGACAGTTTATTGCACTTGCTCCCCAAATCCTAACAGTATTTGGGGATATAGTTTCAACAGTTACAGTAACGGTCTGTTTGGTAGAATCGCTATACACTTGAACAATGGGATATTCATTACTTAATTCATGAGATACATCACAATAATAGTTAGCACCACTAGATGACCAACCAGTAGTTGATATAGATTGTGTTGATATTGATAGAACTCTTGGCGTAGTAAAATCTATATATTCTACAACCCCATCATCAATCTCACCTGGCTTTGACCATACCATTGTGAACTTTGAACCACTAACATATCCATTGACTTCTGAACTGTCAGCAATCCAAAATTCAAAAAATCCCTCACTATCAGATGTAACCTGTGGTAGTGTATTTGTTGCTGATCCACCAGTCTCTTGTAAATAGACATACATTGGCGTTGTTGTTCCAGCTGCATATAAACTTATTTCAGCACCTTCTACCGGCTGTCCTTCTTCATTTGTTATATAATACCAAAAATGTTGCCTTGCCATTTTCAAACTCCTATAAATTGTTTAATTTTTTCAAAATCCTTGTTCTTTCTCCATTCAACATCATCAACAATTAACAAATCTATATTGTTATTGTCACAAAACATCTTTTTAATTTCATCACGTCTTACCGTTTCTGGAAATGAATGCCAGTATCTGCCATTATATTCAATACCCTTTCTTATTTCTGGAATCCATATATCAATTTCTAACATTCTACCAGTATATGGATTATAAATTTGTGTTTTATCATTTTCCAATATCACACCATTATATATACTTCTAATATATGCCAATATCTCCTTTTCCTGTGATGAAACACCAAATGATGACATACATATAGGACATCTATGACCATTTCTAAAAATCTTCAATGTTGTGTAATATCGATGTCCTTTATCACATTCTACTAACATTTTTTTCTTATTTGAAATATATCTATCTAAAACAACATATCCTTCCAATCTGAAAAATTCTTCAACTTCTTCTTGTGAATATCTATAATTTCCTTTACAAATTGGGCAACCGGTTTTTCTATTTACAATACTGTTATAGCTTTTATATATTTTATGTCCATTAGGGCATATAACAAATACTGGTTTATTAGTATTAACATATTCTCCTATAATTGTATATCCAAATTCCGCAAATTTTTTCCTAACTTCTTCTATATCGATTCTTTGTAATAGTGATCTTTTTTCAATAGAACATACCTTACATCTTTTATTATGTTTGAAATTATGCCACAATACAGAAGTAACATGCCCTTTAGGACACTTTATTGTAATTTTACTGTGCCCACCTTTGAATTCCGACAATAATGTAAATCCGCATTCTTCAACATATTTCTTTATTTCCGATTGATCACGAATAATATGACCATTACATCTTGGGCACCTTTGACCGCTTCTAAAATTATTCCATTCCACACTATATAAATGACCCTTGCTACACAATATTCTTATTTTTGAATGACAGTTTTTGTAATTACTTGCATCAATTAACGTATATCCATTTGACTTTACAAACGCTTTTATATCTTCTATAGCTTTCATTGATTATATTCTAAAGTCTTTTCAATTCTATACCAAATATAGAGATCAACATTAGCTGGTTTATATATAGGTGATGAATAGCTATAAAAACAAATTTCATCATTTATATCAAAAATACCAATCTCAGTAATAGTCATTTCTACTGGATCATCAATAATCGCTTTTACATAATAATAGTTAGCATCTGTAGCTCTTGAAATACTATATGTTCCGATAACCGATTCAAGAGAATTGAACTTGTCTGGTTTCCACCCAATTCCTTTTGTTCCATCGCCAACCTGCAAATATTCTAACCTACTATAAATATCACCCATCAGATAGCCACGTCTTCCTATTGCTCTAACTACAGCTTTTCCAGTAATTGCCGTAGAGAATGTTATAGTGCAATAGTTTCTTGATGTTAATTTTATATCAGCTGGATATATTACATTATTATCATCGTCATAACAGGTGACTAGAACTGCTTGTGCATCGAACATATGATAAACAGTCCATGTTGAAGCTGGTGTGCTCTGTATATGTTCGTAAGAATAACCAGCATCAGACGGAATTTGTTCTGGTTCTAATAGAATCCCATATCCACTTTGACTATGAGCAAATGTTACATTATATTCATTAACATCAGGCATTGTAATCATCTTTGGAATCAATTTACCATAATTCTCATCATCAATTTGAACTAATGGAAATTGCTGTCCAATGGTATGAACCAGATTCCATGATGCTGATGCTGGAATCAGTGATGTATAACTGTCAGCAATACATGAATATGCGTAACCAGCTTGTGGACTATTGAAGATTATCTCAACATAATTTTGATCAATGTTTGTCATACTCTTTGGTTCAATAATGTTGCCATCCAAATCATAACATTGCACCATAACATTCATAGAATTTAATCGGTGCTGCACAATCCACCTTCTATTTCTATGTTCTCTCCAATAGACAGCACAATCTTCATTTGGATTATCAATTACAGGTACACACTTTGTATTCAAATTAGCTTTATAATCATTTGAATACATTGGAATATAAAATCTACTAAAATTTGTCTTTGGTGATATTACCACCGAATAATGTGCAAATTTACATACAGGTCTTACTCTCTCCCATTCAGTGATGAGAGTATTCATTACATCTTCATCAATTATGTCATATTTTGACATTGGTTCTGTAGAAACATCAATTTCAACTCTATAATGAGGACTCATTCTAAGGTCAGTAGGACCAAATGGATCTTCAGGATATATTCTGCTTGAAGTTAATCTTGATACAATAGCATATCCAGTAACTTCATCATCAAATGTCAATATCAACATGTCATTAGCAATTTTAACATTGCTTGGCTGAATCATATTATATGACGCATCATATACTTGAAAGATTACATAAACACCATAAGAGTGATTGATTATCCATGTTTTAGAAGCTGAAGCCTGTATATGAATAAATGATTCCTTTTCTATGTTAATTCTACCTTCATAAGATGTAGAATCCCAATCAACAGTAATTTGATTGGTGCCATTAAGAATTATTTCTTTAGGCATCATCACGTTTCTATTGTAGTCCATTACTTGAGCTATTACTTCACGAACATTTTGATTGTGTACTACAGTCCATTTAACACCTTCTGGGCCATATACCTGTTCGTCAGCTTCAACTATATGCACAACACCACTGGCATACTCATCGAATGTTATCATAATGTTATTTCCATCTATAACATATATTTCATTAGGAATTATACCATTGTAGTCGAGATCATAACATTGAACAATAACGTTCCAGGTGCCCAATGAATGGTTTACATACCATTGTTTGGAAGGAGTATTGAAAGCAATCGCCTCACCACCTGTTGTTGTCATACTAGCACCATAGTATGCTGAACCAGCTCCCATTGTAAGTGGTGAATGTAAATATAGTGGATTTGATGTATATAGATAATCTTCAAAATATCCTTTGGGAACATCCGGTATATTCCAAGGATGCCATCTTTCATATACATTCATTAGATTATTACTATATCCAGCTATTGCTTTCCATATAATATACAGAGCTGAATATGTTCCCTTACGTTTCATCAAATCTACCAGAGCAGCAGCATACTGTCTCTGAATATCCTCTGATGATAGTAATGGTTGACCCATACTGAACATCTGATAAATATAATGTAAAAAATCAGTATGAATTTCATAAGGATCTTGTAAATTCCAAACGTCATTTATCAGATGATATATTTGTTGATAAAATTTATCAAAAGCAACATTCATAAATGCTGTTAGAAATTCTGTTCTATTGTGATATGGAAGAGCTTCAACAGCATAATCTTTCATTCCACGATAGAAGATGTTAACTGTCGATGATCCCTCAACATTTATATTACCGAAAAATAGATACGATTTATTGTTGTTAACATAATAATCAAGTGGTTGTTGATTTGAAAGTGTCAGAACAGCAACACCTGTCTTTGGTTCTTTGAATACTATGTCTATAGTGTTTTCATCAATAGATTTTACATATTCGTAATTTATAGTCTCACCATCAAGACCAGTGCATTCTACTGTAAAATAGTCTTCATTTCTGTAATTTCTCCAAGTATTAAATCTATGTTTAACTCGCCATGTATCTGATTCTCTATATTGAATATATCTCCTTGTCCATGTCTTAGTATTAAAAGCCTCAACAAATGAATGAAGTGGGCTTGGTCTTGATTTAACAAAATATACTTCATTATATCCATCGCTTACATAGTCACTAATTTGATCAATAGTCAGTTTGGAAGGTCTATAACAATTCGTTTGTAAGCGAAATTTGAACATGTTTTCATCTGGCGTGTCAGCCACAGGAACCAATTTCAGATTCAAATAATCCAATGGGGTTTTCAAATAAACATCCATACCATATCCACGTGCAACAATTTTATTACCCATTGTGTGTATTTTTGCTTTTGATGGATAGTCATATCCATAATATGGTAATGTTTTCACCAAAGTTTTTATTACGAAATATGGTGAATCTGAAAACTTTGGCATTTATTCTTCCTCCAAGAAGTTACAATAATCAATAGCTAAAACTGGAAATTGATTATGTCCCAGTTTAATGTTTCTTAACCTGTTATCTCCAGAATAAACAGAAGAACTAACAGTATATTGTGGGTAATTGGTATCATTAGGTTCATATGGTGGATCATAATTCAATACATTTATATCACGAATAACTAATAATTGTATGCCCTTTACTTGCTCGAAATCATCATCTGGGCTTACATTAGTTGGATCAATTAGATATTCCATTATATCAGTAAATGAAATTGTCTCATTAAAAGACCTGTTAGAAGCCTCAAAATAATATACTAATTTATTCCTAACATCTTCTATAACATTATTGATGTTATATGTTCTCTTGACTTTAATTCCAATATCAAAAGAGAAATATACCAGATCAGGTAATACAAATTCTTCATAAGCACACAACATTTTTCTTGGTTCAAGATATTGCGATATTTCTGTAGTCCATATTGTTGAATATTCATAGGGAATCTCAATTCCAGCAGATGTTTCTGTTGTTGTTATTGTTCCACTTCCCCACTCATCAGGAATCAATGATATATAAACTTTATTATATAACTCAACACTCCCAGATGGGGCTACATCTTGTTCTCCCCAGACATTGGCAGCAACAACATCAGCTCTACTTTCAAGGTGTGATATATAGTCTAGTTTAGTAACATTTCTATATTGACTATGCATCATACCTATAGACGCGTCTTTAATCTCTTGAATAGTGTCTGGATATGAACCGCCAGTTGAAGCATAATTGTTAGTTATTGATATAAATTCATTAGAAACATATTCTCCTGTTGATAGATTCCATAAAAATTCTGTTTCTGGCAGTGTGATTTTATTAGCACCAACATTACCATCTGGCCCAAGACTTTCCAATAGTCTTATAGTTATGATATCGTCCATTGATGGCACATTTCTCAAGCTAGAAAATTCAATAACATACTTCTGATACTTATTATATTTTAACATGTAAGCATTATCAATAGTGGATAATCCAGAGATTTCATCATAAAAGTCTGATACTCTTGTCCAAGTGGTATCATTGACAATTACCTCTACTGATGGATAATCATCATCTAAATCATCATCGTGATCAAAATTTAGATTAGGAAGATAAATTTTATTATCAACAATATCTTCACCAGTATACGTATAAACATTTATTTTACCCTGTCTAACGGGAACTTCAATAGTATATGGAAATGATGCACTCGAAGGAATTGTTTCGATAACATCGTATGTCGTAACAAATTTTATTGTTTCGCCTTCATCATCTTTTTCATCAGGACATTCAATCACCTTCCAAGCTGGTATCTTAACTCTATGTCCAGCAATAATACTTTCATTGGTATTGTCAGCAGATATACTTACAGTTAATGTAGTTGAACTACTACGATATCCTCTTGGATAATAGCCACGTAATGATGCCAACATATGCGTTGGTTCATATGCGTCGGATGTATCAATATAACAATTCTTGGCAATTCTGTTTAGATAATATGTTGTAAGAGCACCAAGATAACAAATTAACTCCATAATAATAGTTATGTTCGCACCTTCAAGGTTGTAGTCTCTAAATGTTTCATCAGCAGCCAGAAGGCGTTTTAACCTTTCCTTCATGGTTGAGAAATCCATCTCAAGATATTGTGGAACTAATGTATTTGTTGCCATCTTAATCTCCTATGACTGTTGTAATATAAAACTTATACTGCTAACACCCATTTCTTCTAACCCCTTTAAGTGATATGTAAGTTTTATATTATATTGATAATTGTCTTCATCTGCTTTTATATCTATTGAGTCTATAACAATTCTATCTTCCCAAGCAAGAATTTCATCATATATGGCAGAACCGATTTTTTGTCCTGTTAGTCTGTCAATAGGTTCAAATAAGAAAAAATCAAGACTTGCCCCAAATTCAGGCAACATCCTTCTCGTTCCTTTAGATGTTTGAAGAATATTACGAATACTGTTTGTCACAGCATTTAAATCGGTATCCTTTATTAGATCACCGTCACGGCCTCTATCAAAATCTATATCAACATCAGCATATATGTAATCAACTGCCATATTTTATACTCTCCTATCCAGCAAAAACATTAGAACTTCCAGTAGTTATAGTAGCACCACAAGACAATATATCACCAATACAAACTATACCCTTTCCATTAGCAGAAACTTTAGATGATCCTGTTAGTATTTTATTATCAGAATGTAATTCTTCTTCAAACATATGATTACTCCAAGTATCATCAACTCTAATAACAGGACTACCATTAACAAATACATTAGTGCTACTGCCAGTTGCAGCACCACCATGACTACATTCACTATTCGTATTAGCAACTCCAGCCATATCAATTCAAATCTATTCTAGCACCTGTTATTGTTACATTTCCAGTTGCGGCTATTGTTATATCACCACCAACTGTTATACTCAAATTACCTTGTATTTCCGTTGTTTCGTTACTCACTACTGATATATTTATGTTGCCACTACTATCTATCAATATAGATGTTCCTGTCTTATGATAACAGTTAAGTCTTTCATTTCCAGGCGTATTATCAACTTCAATATAATGTCCAGCATGTGTTGATAAAACAATGTTATGAGGATATTCGCCTTCTCCCTCATTCCAATCAGCCTGATTTACCTTGTCAGGATATTTTCCATCTGGATCATTAAATCCTATTGATGTATTTGGACTTGATTTTGGAAAAGCGGGTGCTGCACCAAAATATCTTGGCTGAAGGATATTTCCCCCTTCAAAAAATACAAATACATGGCTCCCTTGTAATGGAACACCAAAAAACCCATATTTAGAAATAGCACCTTCAATAACATTCAGAACAGGTTGTGCCCAAGGTAGTGTTTCTGTTGGTAGATCAATTAAGTTATCACTATGTATTCCAAAGATTCTGATTTTACATCTACCAGCTTTTAATGGATCTTTGTTATCCTCTACAACACCACGATAAATACCATTATATTTTTCTTGCGGTTGTTTTATATCTTCAATACTATGTTTCATTGTCCGACACTCAATCCCTTTTGATCAGCCATTCTTTTCTTGCCTGGCTCAGTTTTCATGTATCCTTTATATTTTGATGCTTTGTAAGCCGTTGTTATCAATGTCATTTTCTGTTGGTATTTAACTGGTGCATCTGGTTTGAAATAGTGTGTTATGGATTTCACCATCCACAATCCATTTAATTCTCTATTCAAAATTTCATCTGGATCTGAGCTTTCCCAAAGCACATCAACTAAAATTCCTGGATATCTTCTTTCATTACCACGAACTGTTATTATCAACTGTAATTGTAGAATATATCTCCTTATGAACTCATGTATTGCAATATTACGTATTATTTTTTCATCATCATCGCCAGTATAATCATATTTTACACTATCATCACTAATGTCTGGAAATAATGTCGCACCACCGAGTAATGTAAAATTTTTTATTATGCTATTATAATCATAAGTATGATCTATTACTGTTTTTGACATGAAGTCAAATCCCATCTTATGACCACCTTTCAAACTTACAAGAGCCTGTTTATCTGGTTTTGTCAATTCCCAAGATAGTATCTTACAATCATCTGTTTCATCACCGGAGACAAATTTATATATCTTCTTCATGCCATACTTATCTTTTTCTGTTTTCGCTTCTCTGAATAATTTCTCAAGAGTAACAAAACATAAACCTTTAGCTGTGTTATAGAATACATATCCAGGTAATTTTGAATCGCTACCAGAACATCTCTTCATAAGCCATCTTATAGCTTCCATTGGTGTTTGATTCTGCATGGAAAACGCAGATATATTACCATCACGAGTCTCATCAATTTTTTCGATAGATTCTTCAAAAATAAAGAATTTATCAACATATAACATGTTTTGAGCAATATTTTTTATTATGTCAGATATTTTTGTTCCTTGTTTCCAACCTCTACTATATTTTTGTGTTGTTAGCGGAAAGAACATTGTATCAACTAAAAACATTTCGACAGCTGTATCCATAGATTTTCCCAACTGCGACAAAGGGGCTGTTGCAAAATTGAAAACGTGGAAAAATACCATCTTATCAAAATCTTCACCAAATTTTACCGTCACCAATTCATTTCCTGTTATTGGTACACCTTCAACAGCTCCTACTCTATCAATAAAATGCAAATATCCAATTAAACATGGACTATATAAATCTTCAATGAAATAGAACTCTGTTATATCTGTTGTATCTATTACCCAGTTATTGATAGATATTTCTAATATCTCAGTATTATTTTCTTCACTAAGCATGCTCTTCAGCTCTCATTAAGATTTCTTGAATTACAGTTGAAATTAAATCTTTTTTAAGAATCTTTATATTTTTGCCGGGATAAATCTCTTCAAACGGATTTATTATATCATTCAGTAAACAATTAACCCACCATAAATCAACATTGTCATAAAATCTATATGACATATTCTCCCACCATTCTTCTTCTGAAGCTTTCCATGTATCAAAATATTGAACATCATTTTTAACAGCATCACGCATAGTATATGTCCTAAAAATGTTCAATATATATGTCAAACCATCTTCATCTAATTGAATTGGGAATAGATTTATTAAAGAAGCCAATGATGGTGTCATCCCAGTTATGTCTTCAAATGTCTTGTCAGTTATGTCTCTTACAGGCATCTATATTAACCTCCTATGATGTTACATTGATTACAGCCTCTTTTTCTGGAAAATAGGTTCTATCCCATGTTGGATCTAACTGCTCAAACGACACTTGTAATTCAGCAGAACTTGGAAAACCACCAATATAAGGGCCTCTATAAGTAGCTTGAAGACTTCTTAAAACCATACAATTAACATGTATAAAATTAACTTTATCCAAACCACAATTAAAAACGGTGCTTATTTCAAAAACATATGGTGGTATTGTCTCAGCAATTGCAGATTTACCCTTCGTAACTGAACTATCTGGTATTCCAGGCGATGATAAAAATTGTAATACTCTTATTGGATATACTACATCATTATATGCAGCTGTTTCATCGTTACCAATAGTAAATAATGGAAAAACAAAATCCAATGTGCGTCTTGACGAGTTTCTATATACTAATGGTGAATCAACTCTATTTGTTGATACTTTAGCATTCATGCCCATTCTTGCAAAGGATTCAATAGCTCTTCTGGGATCTTTAAGTGATTTTTCTATTGCACTTGCAGCAGCATTCATTGAATTTTGTAATCCACTACCACTTGAAAATGCCTTTTTGACTTGATTTACAATTTTTTGACCGCCTGGCGAACTTGAAATACCACGTAATTCACTTTCAATTTTATTCCATACTGAAGCTTTTTCAGCAATTCTTGACGATAAACTATCATAAGGTTCCCATATATGATTTAGAGGTTCTATAAATTCATTTGGAGCCAGAAAATAAAAGGTGTATTTCGTCCAATTATTATCTTGAGTTACACTACTTTTATAGCGCACTCTTGAATTAGCATCTAAATCTTTAAACTTGTAAGCTGTTAATTTTATAGAAAGTTTATTAACATGGAATAGCATATCTGGATACCATTTTTCATCGTTTGATAATAATGGTGAAATTACAGAAGGCGACCTAGTTGGGACTTCTACTTGCTTTGTATCTTTTTTCTTTTTTGGTGATTTATGTTTTTTTGGTTTTCTAAAAAAACCAGTAACACCACCACTTTTTTTACTAGACCATATAGGATCAGCGCCTATATTACCCTCAGTCAAAAATTGTTCTGCTGAACCCATATTATCAAATATCATTGTAATTACCTCCTATAGACTAGCCAATCCTAAGGCAGCTCCAATATAACCCAT